TAGACGACGCCTTGGTTGATCTGGAAAGCTGGCTCAATGGCAAGATTGCTGACCGTTTCGCCCGCGCGGAGAACGCCTCGTTCGTATCCGGCAACGGCGTTGGCAAGCCGAAGGGCTTTTTGGCCTATCCAAACGGCACTGACCTGACGAACTCTATTGCGCAGGTTGATACAGGCGTAAACGGTGCATTTGCTGCGGCACCAAACGGCGGCGATGCGCTGATTACCGCGCTATACGACCTGAAGGCGCAATATAAAGCCAACGCGACGTGGTTTATGAACCGCACGACTGCTGCCCTTACGCGCAAGCTCAAGGACAGTGACGGCGCATATGTCTGGTCGCCCGGCATCGCCGCTGGCCAGCCTGCAACGCTGCTGGGCTATCCGGTCGCTTCGTTTGAGGACATGCCAAACCCCGCAACGGGTTCTCTGTCCATCGCGGTTGGTGACATGCGCTCTGCTTATCAGATTGTAGACCGTATCGGCATCCGTATGCTGCGCGACCCCTACACCGCCAAGCCACGGGTGCAGTTCTACGCGACCAAGCGCACCGGCGGCGATATGATCAACGGCGAAGCGCTGCGGGTCATTAACTTCAAGGCATAACCAAATGGCGGGGCTGTAATGGCCTCGCCTTCCCCGCTTGGTGATCCTGCCAAGCATCACACGCTAAAGGAGTAAATCAAATGCGTGATCTAATTGCAAACATGGTGACGGTTGATCTGTCTACCGACACACTATCCGGCGTTACGCCCAACCAATCCACATGGGTTGACGTTCGGGACTTCAACGCTGCGGCTATTGAGCTCTTTACTGGGGCCGTGACAGACGCGGGCACAGCTGCTGGCTTTACCGCTACGTTGCAGCACTCTGACACCACGGCTTCGGCTGATGCTGTTGACGTTCCTGCAATCGAGACAACCAACGGCGTGAACTCTCTGACCGTTACCGACGACGCCAGCGACAATCTGCTGATTGGCGTTCTGGGATACAATGGCAACAAGCGCTATTTGCGGTTCAACTATGTCGGCACAGCTGGCACTAACGCGGTTGTGCGCACTGTTGCCCGCCTTGGCAAGCCCGACAAGGCACCAACCACATATGTAGGCACTGCGGTCGCAGCTACCTGAGTTTAGAAGCGGGGCGGCATTGTTCGCCCCGTCACTAAATTCAGGAGGCACACCATGGCGCAAGCAAAAATAACAGACCCCCTAGGCTACAAATGCGCGCCGGACGGGCATACGATTGTGACCTATCCGCTGGGCGTGGTGGTCACAGGGCAGGTTGCTGTATGGGCCTTGGCAGATCACAAAGCCGCGCGCATGTTTGACCCGCGCACCGAAACAAAGGTGACGGGGCCGAGCGAGACTAAGACCAGAGGTAAGCGCAAATGAGCCTACGCCCAACAATCAGTCTGTATCAGGATCGTGGCCACGTCATCCAAGCGGGTCCGGCGACCGAGCCTGTCACGGCTGATGAATTGCGCGCACAGCTTGTCGAGAGCGTGGCGGGGCTGCCTGACACCGAGGCCAACGACCTAATCGCACAGGCGCGCGAGATGATTGAGGAGGCCACCGGGCTAGCCCTTATCACACAGACGTGGCTTCTGGCTCTGGACCGCTGGCCAAGCGGGCAAGAAACGTGGTGGGATGGCATGCGCCAAGGCGCTATTGCCGATCTAACTGGGCCGCGCCGCGAATTGCAACTGCCACGCTACCCCCTGCAATCCATTGATAGCGTGACGGTCTATGACGAAGCGGGCAATGCCAGCGCGGTGACAGTGGCAAACATGTTTGACGTTGACACATACCGCAAGCCCGGGCGCCTAACGCTAAAGAACGGCGCAACGTGGCCTGTTGCTTTGCGCAATAGCAACGCAATCGAGATCGTATATGTATCAGGATACGGTAATGCGGGCGATGTTCCGGCGGCTCTAAAGCGGGCGGTAAAGCAAGCGGCGGCGCACCTGTACACGCATCGCGGCGATGATTGCTGTGAGGTTGATGCGCTCGGCGCGGTCACGGGCATCTTGGCGCTGTATAAGGTGGCGCGGCTCTGATGGCAAAGTGTTGCGGATCAAAATACAGCGCGGGCCAGCTTCGGGAGCCTGTCACATTCCAACGCCTAGCGCGCACCACAGACGGCGCAGGCGGCTTTACTGAGGCATGGGCGGCTATTTCCGGCGCGCCCACGCGGGCTATGGTTAAGCCTATGTCTGGTGGCGAGCGCTGGGCCTCTCAGCGGCTTGAGGCAACATCCACGCACAAGGTTGTGGTGCGCTACTTCGCGGACCTGACCGAGGTTGATCGTGCCGTTATTCGCGGGCGCGCGTATCAGGTCCGGTTTATCAATAACGTGGATTTTGACGATAAGTGGCTGGAAATCAGCGCGGAAGTCGGGGTGGCGGTATGAGCCTAGAGCTAAAGATCGAAGGCATGGCCGAACTTCAGGCCGCGTTGCGCAAGGCCAGCGCAGAGGCGCAAGAGGCGGTCGGGGTTGCGGTGATTGGCACGGCTATGGAATTGCGCGGCGATATCATCAAGCGCATTCATGGCGGGCCAGCATCCGGCGCGGTTTATGCAAAAGGCAGCGTGTCGCATCAAGCATCCGCACCCGGCGAGGCACCCGCAAGCGACACAGGGCGGCTGGCGGGCAGTATCACATTCGACAAAACTGGCCCTATGTCCGCAACGGTTGGTAGCGATCTAGTCTATGCGGCGGCGCTAGAGTTTGGGAGTGGGCGCATTGACCCTCGCCCAGCATGGGTTCCAGCGATTGAAAAGATCACGCCAAAATATATTGCCAGACTAGAAAAGGCTTTGGGGAGTTCGTTCAAATGACAGCACCAACATGGGGCGATCTTCGGCAAGCACTATACACGCGGCTCAATGCGCAGCTAACAGATGACGTGTGGTCGCCAAAAGCCCCGCAAAATTCAGAAGGCGAAATCAACACGCCGTTTCCTTACGTTGTGATTGTTCAGGCTACCGAATCGCCGTTCAACACGTCCGGCACGCGCGGCTCTCAATTCGTGGTGCAGATCGACGGATACGCGAGATCAACAGCGGGCCAATCCAGCGAGCAGGCTATTGCGGCGCTATCATCGCAAGTTAGGGACGCGCTTGAATGGTACGACCTTACAGGCACGGGCATTGTGTGGGTGGATACCGAGTTTGAAACCATGTCTCTTGGCTGGTCTGATGACGGAAAAACGCGGCGTTTTGTTTCGCTCTACCGCGTGACGCTGGACGAAGTAGCATAGCACTTTGCAACTTTGCAAAACCGTGATATGAGTTTGCAAAGCTTAACCCGTAACGCACTAAAAGGATTTAACCCATGGCAGCTTCAAACGGTCGCGCTGTACTCATTGCAATCGGGGCCACCAGCCTTGCAGACGAGTTGCGCGCAAAAACGGTATCTTTCGCAGGTGAATTGGTGGACGTAACGGCGGGCGGTGACAGCGGATGGACGACCACGCTTGACGAAACATTCAACAGTCAGATGGTTACGGTTGCGCTTGACGGCGTTCTGAAGGCCACCACCCTTTCCGATATGGCATTCACGGGCGCTCAGGAAACAATGACGATTACAATCGCCGGGCTTTACACGCTGGACGGTGACTTCCAATTTCAGTCAGGCTTCCAAATCGGCGCGCCATACAACGGCGAGACAACATTCTCTGGCACCCTGCAATCTGTCGGCGTCATTACTAAGGCGCCCGTGTAAATGAGCATTTTTAGGGAACAGTCATTTGAGTATGAGGGGGAAAGCCTTACATTCATTCCCTCTCTGGCATTGCTAAAGCGCATCAAGGTGCGCGGGATTAACAATGTTATGCTTGCAAACAAGTGTATCAACGGCGGCGTTGATCTTGAGGATCTGGCCGCAGTGCACTTTGAAATGGTCCGAGCAGCCGGTGGGCAATGCACAGAAGATGAAAGCTACGGTTTTCTGACCGGCGGCGATCAGGCCGAAATCTTCAGCTTCCAACAGGCCTATATTTGTTCAGTTCTTCCATCGGTGGACTTTGGAAAAAAGCCAGAGGGCCAAAAGGCGCAGCCCTCGAACAAGAAGCGCAAGGCGAACCGGAAGACCACGACCTGAATACGCTTTACTGCATCTGCCGTGGGTGGGGTATACCGCCGAGTGATATATGGGGGATGACCGTTTCGGAGATCTTGCACGAATTTGAGTGGAAGCGACCGCACCAGAAAACAGACTACGCGGGCGGAATGAGCGAACACGAACTGGACGCGATAAAGGCAGACAGCGCAGCCCTACGCGCCGAGATGGAAGCAAAAAAGCATGGCACTGCCCCCACTCCTAGTTAAGATCAACGGCGATTCTAGCGGGCTAGATAGCGCGCTGGGCAAGGCGGGCGCTGGCCTTAAAAAGCTAGGCGTTGCTGCGGGGGTGGCGGCTGTTGCTGTTGTTGGCGGACTGGCAGCAATGACAGCGGCGGGCCTGCGCAACGTAGACACCAACGTAAAGCTTGCGCGGTCGATGGACGGCACCGTAAACGCGCTTACCGCTGTTCAGATCGCGGCTGGCTATGCTGGTGTATCTGTAGGCGAGGCTAACACCTCAATGCAGACGCTTAACCGCGAGCTGGCAAGCGCAAATGAGGCGGGTTCACCAGCGGCTAAGGCGCTTGAAAAGCTGGGCATGTCTGCGGCGGCTCTAAGCGCGCTCGATACAGACGACCGGATGGCGGCAATCGCTGACCGCGTTAAGGAGTTGGGGCTGTCTTCCTCGCAAGCGTCCGACATTCTGCGTGATCTTGGCGTGCGGTCGCGGAACATGGCGCTCCTGATGATCCAAGGCGGGGACGCTATCCGTTCCGCGCGCGAGGAGGTCACGGCGTTCGGGCTTGAATTGACCGGGGCGCAAACCAAGGGCATTGAGGACGCTAACGATGCAATCGCGCGCATGTCTCTGGTTTTTCAGGGCTTGTCTCAAATGCTGGCGGCGGAAGTCGCGCCCGTGCTGATGACATTGGCAGATCGGTTCAACGCTATTGCTAGGTCAGAGGCTACGCAGGAGGCGATCCAGCGCGTTGTTGCCGCGTTTGGCCAGCTTGCAGAGGTCATATTGTCGGAGGACTTTATGGGCGCTGCGGCGTCTGGACTTTCTACGATTGCGGGCGGGGCAGCTTTACTGGCGGAGGGCATGGTTTTTCTTTCGCAGAACGTTGAGGCCGTGACCATTGTGACGGGTGGACTTGCTATCGCGATGGCCGCTCTTGGCGGGCCAATTGGTATTGTTGCAGCGCTTTTGGGCGTGGCGCTAATTGCGCTATCGAAGTGGCGCGGGGCGGCGGATGATTCCTCGGTTGGAACCTACAATGCAGCAGCAGGGACAACGGCACTTAATGCGGCTCTTGGAGTGTTCTACACAACAGCAGCGCCATCTGCGGGCAAAGCTGCCATTGATCTCGCCAAAGACAATCATAAGCTCGCTGCATCCGCATATGAAGCGGCCAAGGCTGAAATTGCCAAGGCAAAGGCACAAGTGGCGACCGTCCGGTCTAACGTTGAGGGCATGGGCGGGATGTTGACGATGGAGGCCGAAGCGCGGCTATCCGCAATCGAAGCATCTAAAATGCGAGATATGATCCAAGCTGAAAAAGCACTGGAACAAGCCATACGTGACCGTAAGGTAGCGGCCAACGCGGTAACTGGCTCTGACTTCTCAACGGTTACAAACCCACTGCCAGAAACGATAACTATTGATGGTCTACCAACGGTAGTCACAGGCGGCGGCGGCGTAGGCAGCGCAGGCGCGGTCACAAACGATATGCAGGCGCGCCTCAAAGCATTGACGCAGGGCATGATGACCGAAGCCGAGACTGTGCAGGAATGGTATGAGGCGGGCGATGAAACACTGCGAGAGGCGCTAGACGCTGAACTCATCACACGCGCTGAATATGACGAACAAAAGCTACGCCTTGAGGCCGAGCATCAAGAAAAGCTTGGCAAGATCAAGGGCCAAGAAATGGAAGTTACAAAAAACGTGCTTGATCGGGTGGCAGGCCTTATGCAGACAAGCAATGCCAAGCTGTTTAAGATCGGACAGGCGGCGGCAATCGCACGGGCGACGATATCGGGCTATGAAGCAGCGGTCGAAAGCTATAAATACGGGGCAGCAAAGGGCGGGCCTGCACTTGGCGCGGCTCTTGCGGCGGTATCACTTGCGCAAACCGGCGCGATGATATCCAAAATTGCCAGCCAATCCCCAAGCGGGTCTGGAGGCGGCGGCGGCGGCGGGGGCAGTGCGGGCGGCGCATCGGCTGCAACAGCACCACCACAAGCCCCGCTAGAAGTGCGGATAACGGGCTTTGGCCCCAAGGACCTGTTTAACGGCAGCATGATCACAAGCCTGTTTGACAAGCTGCAAGACGAAGCCGGGGATCGTGGCCTTAGAGACCGTGGCCTTAGAGTGAGTTTTGCAACATGAGCATTTATATCAGCCCCGGCTTGGCATCGGCACTATCCACAGCAGGAACGTCAAACAACCCTGTTATAGCGTGGGATAATCTGGCGTCTGGTACATCCCCGACAGGTATCGGAACGGCGGTTCAGTCTCGGGCGTTTGCGGTCACAGGCACAACGTATGATCGGGCGGTAATCGCTCCAGCATCCAGCCAAGTAACGATAGAAATAGACTTGGGCAGCAATAGATCCATTTCGCTTGCCTCAATTGCCGCGCACAACCTAGGCGATGTAGCGGGCGCGTTTCGCATCCAATACAAGGTTTTGGCAGGCCAAGCATGGAGTGATAGCGGATCTGGGGGGGCAATTCCGGCGGACAATCAGGCGGTGGCGTTTTATTTTACTGCGATATCCGCACGGTTTTGGCGGATATACGCCACAGGCGTTACTGCCAACCTTGAAATCGGCGTGTTCTTTTTGGGCAATCCCGTCACGCTGCCCCGCACTATCTATCAGGGGTACGCGCCGCCAATCACGGCCAACGTGGTCGATCTGCAATCGCGGGTGTCAGAGGGCGGGAACCTGCTTGGGTCTTCTGTGGTGCGCAAGGGATCGACTGCGGCGGCATCCCTAACGCTGGTGGAGGATGGCTATCTGCGCGCGGATGCTTGGAAGGCGTTTCAGCGTCACTTCAATACCGGCGGCGGGTTCTTCTGGGCATGGCGCCCAACGAAATACGGCGATCTATTTTATGCTTGGCGGTCGGGCGGCGTAATTGCCCCAAGCAACACCGGACCCAAAGCGCGAATGGCGTTTGATATGGCTATGAGGTTTTACGATGACGCTTAGTCTTGAGCCGCTGCAAATTGTAGAGATCGACATCGATTATTGTGATCTGGTCTATGGCGCAGGCGCTTGCACCGCTGTTCTCGGAACGGACGGCGCGGCGAAGTGCTTTAACACGTTCAAGACGTGCCAAGACAAGCCGAATTTTGCCAAGGGTACAAAGACAATTCGGTTCGCTATGAACCAAAGCGGGATCCCCGGCGGCGTGCTGGTTTACCCTGCTATGTCGGGGCCGGTTACTACCAATCCTGCGACAATCAATCTGGGCGGGTCTGATAACCGGACGGGCGCGTTAGGCAAGCGGGCGCGGGTCACGATTAACCTGCAGGACTTCCTAGAAAGCGACCTGCTGCTTGATAAGTACCAGTCGCAACGACAGAGCGGCGCAGCACTGGCCAGCGGCGTAGGTTATGACCCATACGGGCGCGGCACGTTCTTTGGACGCCTGCGGTCGCGGTTTCCCTACTATGTGGGCAGGGCGCTGCGAGTAAAAGAGGGCTATGTAGGGCAGGCATTGGCCAGCATGGTTACGCGAAACTATATCATTGATGAATGGGACGGGCCGGACATTAACGGGCGCGTCACAATCATTGCCAAGGACGTGCTGGACCTTGCGGACAATAAAAAGGCGCTGGCACCGGCTGCAAGCCAAGGCAAGCTGGGGGCGGACATCACTGATGCTTACCTCGGCACGGTAACGCTTACCCCGCCTACTGTTGGGGGTGATTACGCGGCAAGTGGCAAAGCGTCGATCGGCAGCGAGGTGGTCACATTCACGCGCGCGGGCGATGTCGTCACCATCACAGGGCGCGGGCTAAACGGGTCCGACGCTGCCAGCCATTCCGAGGATGATCTGTTCCAGCAGTGCTATGTTGTAGAGGGTCAAACAATACCAGATGTGGTTGCGGACTTGCTAGAGAATTACGCAAACATTGACCCTTCATGGCTGGACACGTCAAACTGGGATACTGAGGCAGGCAGGTGGCTGGCTGCGTTTGAAATGAACGCGGTAATCACAAAGCCCAAAGGCGTTTTAAGCCTTATCACGGAGCTGTGCGATTTTGGCGTGGTGTTTTGGTGGGATGATGTGGCGCAGCTTATCCGTATGCGCGCAAACCGCCCTGCTGACTTTGACGAAACAATACCCGACATTACGGATCGCGCGTCTATTATCGAGGGCAGCTTAGGCAGCAAGGATCTGACTGATGCTCGTATTAGCCGCGTCTTATTTTGGCACGGCCAGATTGACGTTACCGGGTCGTCAACCGGCGGTGCTAACTTCCGCCGCGTCTTTGTCCCGCTTGACGCGAGCAGCGAGGGGCCGAACGAATACAACCAAGTTTCGGCCTTTGAGGTGTTTAGCCGGTGGCTTGGCGCGGGCGATGACAGCGTGGCAGGCGCAGTGGCATCACGTCTGCAAAACAGATACCGCGACATTCCGAAGGAGATCCAGTTTGACGTAGACGTGAAGGACCGCGACTTAGTGAAGTTGGCGGCGCTTATTAGGCTCGACACCCGCGCGCTTCAATCGGAGGACGGATCAAGCCTGCCAACGGTTATGCAAATCACGGCGGTTGATGAAGTCAATTCGGGGTCTAAGCTGCGGATCAACGCGCGCACTTTTGAGTTTCCGGGCCGATATGGCTTTATCGCTGAAGACGCGCGCCCAAACTATGATGCATCAAGCGCGGAGCAGAAAGCTAAAGGCACTTACTTTGTGGGGGATTCTGGTGTATTCTCCGACGGAAGCGGCCCCTATATAATGTTTTAAGGCGGACAGATGGCAACCTATAGATCAATCGCTGCAAGTGAAGTGGACGCAGATAGCCCCGCAACTGCTACGCTTGCTGCGGCATTGGCTGCAAATCCGGTTGCGATTGCCGAAGGCGCAACAGGTGCGCCTCGTATTCAGGTGGGGGCGTTTTCGGGGTCTGTTGCTGGAGACGTTTTGCTTTGGGCGTCTGAGTCTGCCAGTATTACTCAAGATGTAACTGTCACCGTCCCGCAATCACATTACAGGGCCGTTGCTTTTGGGGTGGTTAGGTTTAGGGCGGTTGTGGCGTCACAGCTAGGTTCAGCACGGGCATCTTTTGTGAGGGTGCGTTTGGGCGGAAGCCCTGTAGCCCTGAATAGCGTGTCTGCCACGACAGCAATTGATGTTACTGTTTTGACCGGCGATGTGATATACCTTAGCCTAGAAGGCGGGTCTGGCGCGTCGCCGGAAATAACGGCGCACGCAGAGGCTTACACCAGCGCATTGCGCATAAATGGGGGCGGGTGATGTTTAGAAGTGTAGAGTATATATCTGCCGAACAAGACGCGATCTTGGCAACCCGCAATGATGGGTCTGGAGTTATCGTGGAGCCGGGGCATGATCTATGGGGCGATCTATCACCAACCGCGACTGCATACGTGGCGCCGTCTGCGCGAGATGCGTTAGCCAATACCCGCGCGGCCATGCGGTGCAGCCCGGCTCAAATGCGGCTGGCACTTTTGGCGGCGGGCGTGCTGGATCAGGTGCAGGCGATTGCAGACGGCGACCCAGAGGCGTCAATCGTTTGGGAATATGCGACAGTGATCACACGCAATAACCCGTTAATTGCCTTGCTTGGCGGGGATAACGGGTTTACGCTAGAGCAGATTGATGCGCTGTTTATTGCGGCTATGAAGGTGACAACATGAGTGATAGAGAAGAACAGCTAAAGCGAGACATTCGGGACCTTCAAGCCAAGCTTGCGCAGGCAGTTCGTCCGCGTGATAAAATCGTCAAGGTTCCTGTAGAGGTCATTCGCTACGTTGACAAGATCGTAAAGGTTCCTGTAGAGGTCATTCGCTACGTTGATAAAATCGTCAAGGTTCCCGTAGAGGCCATTCGCTACGTTGACAAGATCGTCAAGGTTCCCGTAGAGGTCATTCGCTACGTTGACAAGATCGTAAAGGTTGATCGGGTCAAAGAGGTTAATTTCATGGTAGAGGTTATTAAGACCAACACGGTTGACCGCCCCTGCAAAATTCAGGCTGCAAGAATTGCAGAGCTTGAATCTCAACTATCAATCATGGAGCGAGAATGCCAAGCCCTGTAATCTCTAACCAAATGGTGATATCTAACGCTTTGCGCGGCCTAGTGTATTGCCTAACGTTTAAACGCAACGACGAGCGGGCAATCCGCGCCAAATTTAGAATGGAGTGCGGTCCCATGGCCAAGGTTGAAACGGGTCAAGTTGATTGGCCGCGAAAAAATGACGGAAGAATTGTCATTAATTTTGTAAACGTCGAAGGTCGCCCTATTGATGTTTCGGGAGCAAACGAAATAACCTTTACAATTGCTGAGTCAACAAAAGGCCCGTCTCTTATCACAAAAACATTAAGCTCCGGTCAGATCACACTGGCCACTAACAGCCAAGGGTTCACTTTGATAACCGACACAGAAACAAACTTGACTGCAAAAAAATACTATTACGAGTGCCGGATAACCAACGCCGATGCACAATTTCAAACTGTTGCTGCAGGCGCGTTTGTTATTCAAGACACACTTATTGGGGTTTAAGCTATGCCACTTGGTTCATTTAACGCTACAATCGTAAACGCGGCAGGCGACGTTGTGCCGGGCGCTGAAGTTGAGGTTCGGCGCACGTCAGACAATGGCCTTGCAGCTCTGTTTTCTAACGCGGCTGGGACTGCAATGGCCAACCCGTTTAACGCTGACGGGACTACTGCGTTTGCCCAGTTCTTTGCAGAGCGGGGGACGTATACAGTTGCAGCGTCAACGGGGTCGGGGACTGTCACTTGGACAGTAGACGTTGTATCTGCGTTTGAGCCGCCACTTACCAGAGAAATTGCAAACGGATCTGCGTCGGCGCCGTCCATAGCGTTTGCGTCCGACACCGACACAGGCCTGCGCCGCCGCGCCGCCAATGCCATTGCAATCGTCGCGGGTGGCATCGACCAGCTTGATCTGGCAGGCGGTGTTGCGAGTGGTGCCGCAGTTCAAGCCAGCACAATTGATTTTACTCCGACTAAACTGACTACCGTGGGTGGGGCCGGTGGCGCTGCTTTGTCGCAATTCGGACGGTATATCCAGCCGGGTGGTACGACCAACATTAATCTGCAAAACGCAGGCTTTCAGGGTCTTGTTAGCGACACGAACCCCGGCACTTGGCCGATTACGCCAAACGGCTCGTTTGTCCACATCTCAACGCAGAGCCTGTTTACAGGCTTGGCGGTGGAGCAGACTGCGCTCTATGGATATGCAGGCAGCGGCACGCCCGGAACCCCACGCCTCTACCGGCGCATCCGGGCCGATACGGGCGGACTGTGGGGGCCATGGCTTGCTGATTTTATCGTGAGCGGTACCAACGCCAATGGAACTTTTGTGCGGTTTCCAGATGGTACACAAGTTTGCCGAGCGGCAATCGTCACAACTGACAAACGCAACGTGGGGGCTGGCGCTTCGTTTCGGTCATCCGGTGCTAGTTTGGTATTTCCAGCATCGTTTTTGGCAGGCACCGAGCCGATATTTTTGCCCGGAACAGCCACAACATCATCGTGGTTTACTGCCGACCCCGCCGGTACGAGCTCCGTTTTTGTCAGGGAGCTCGGCTTGGTCACTTCTGAAGCGGAAATTACTTATCGCTACTCTGCCATCGGCAGGTGGCTCTAACGGAGATGAATATGCACATCACACTTAGCCCCTCATATAGCGGCGAACCCCTGACCCTTGCAAGAGAAGGCAGCGCTTTGATAATCAACGGTGAGCGATTTGACTTTGGCCCGCTCAAAGAGGGCGACGTGTTGCCGCGTGCTGACGTTGCCTGCGATATGTTGGAGTCTGATGTGACCCGCATCGACGGCGTGCTGCATCTGACGCTGCGGCTGCCCTATGGCGAGGGCGCGCCGCAAGAAACGCGATTCCCTGAGCCGCTGCTTGTGACGCAGGATGGCGATATTGCACTGCCACCCTATACGGCCCCGACAGAGCAACTGACATGAGCAATATCAGCTCGAGCAAGGTTGGCGCGGAGGGCAGGTTTACACTGAAGGCGCGACGGGAAGTTTAAGCAGCCCGCTGGTTATTGGGACGGGAGAAAACCTTTTAATTTTCCGGCTGTATTGGACGCCTTTGACCACTGGGCTAACCACCTTTTTTGACATGCGAACATGGGTAACAGAGTAAGTCATGGAAGTTATTAGAGAGTTCTGGGCCATAATTGCCGCCGCAATGGCGGGTGTTGCGTGGCTGATTCGGCTCGAAGCGCGCAGCATATCCAACGCAGCCGAGGTTAAACGCCTTTGGAGCCAGCGCAAAGAGGACATGGAAGCCGCCAAGGATAGCCGCGACCGGATGGACAGGCGGCTTGATGAGATTGGCAGCGATATCAAAACGATTTTGAAAGGAATGGATAAATGACCTACCAGCCAGATAGCCGCGTGCAGTACATCGTACAGCACTACAGTGCCACACCAATCGAGAGCGACTTCACCGCTGCTGACATTGACCGAATGCACCGTGCGCGTAGTTTCCGTGAGATCGGCTACCACTACTTCATCCGCAAGAATGGTATGGTTGAGACTGGTCGCGATATGTCACAACCCGGCAAGTTTGAAGTGGGGGCGCATTGCAGGGGGTCCAACTCAAACTCAATCGGTATTTGTGTTGAGGGTGGCGTGACCCGTGCCGCCACAAACGTCGGTGTTGATAACCGCACGCCAGCGCAAATTGATGCACAGATCAAGCTGATACGGGAATTGCTGGTGCGCTTTCCTAACGCAGAAGTCGTGGGGCATAAGGACATGCCCGAAGCGGCAACGCAGTGCCCCGGCTATGACGCAGCCGCATGGTGGGCGGGGGTGAGTAACGCAAAGCCTGCGAAGGCGTCACCGGGAAAATGTGCCACCCCAAGCACTGGCGGCGGCTTCTGGGCCTCTCTATTTGCTGCAATCTTCGGAGTACGCAAATGAACTATGCACTTTTCGCCCGCACGATCCTACGCCTTGGTGCGCTTGCCGCTGTATCGGCTGGGCTTGCCACCGAAGGCACTGCTGTTGTGTTTTACCAGAACGCGGATATTGTCGCGGTGACTGCCCTTCTGCTGTCTGAAGCATGGCTGGCGTTTGACAAGTGGCGCAACCGGAAGGCACCGGCATGAATGATCCAATCGGTTACAGCCTGCTGATTATCGCCGTGGTGATTATTGCGGCCTTGTGCGGCATTGCATGGGGGCTGGCATGATCGAAATCATTATTGGTGCAGCTTCGGGGTGTGTCGGCGGCTTCGGTATGGGCTTACTCGTCGCTGTAGCTACCCGTGATGGCATATGGCCTACACTCTGGGTGATCTTGGTCATGGCCTCAACTATGGCTGGCGCACTACTAGGAGCGCTGAATTGGATGTTGTCATGATTGATCTCATTCTGGGCGGCGTCTGGCCCTATATCCTCGCCGCTGGTGTCGCTGTTGCTGGCGTGGCTGGCACATACCTACGCGGGCGCAAGGATGCGTCTGACGGGGCGGAAAAGCGGGCGGCTGATGAATACATTAAAACACGCAGGGAGATTGACAATGAGGATCTTGGTATTGGTGCCACTGATGATGGCAGGATTAAACGGCTGCACGACATTGCAGACAGGAAGCGCGGCGGCGGTAGTTGACGCCAGCGCGCCGTTTGTTGGGCCGTGCGCTGGTGCACTGGCTGGCGAAAGTATGCCCGCCGCGCGTGAAAAGTGCCTGCCAATATTGGTTGTCTTGGATGGCGCGATATGACCGAACCCCTGCGCATATCATGCCTGCAAGAGGCCATAAACCTGACCGCAGGGGACCGAAATAAAACCTACGGCCCGCCTGTCCAAAACATGCAGCACATCGCCGACATATTTAACGCATGGACAGGGCGAGACCTGACCGCGCGGGAAGTGGCACAGCTTCACATAGCAACAAAAATGGCCAGATCACAGGCCAGCCCAACGCATCGAGACAGTTACGTTGACGACATGGCGTATCGCGGCATAGAATACGAGTGTGCCGTTAAAGAATTTACACAGGAGCCGACACCATGAAAAACCTTTTCGCAGTCCTTGCTGTTGCAGCGTTCGCCACCCCTGCCCTTGCTTCTGAAAATTGCGCTCTTCGGCCTGTTGTGCTCGAGCACCTCGCTAGCAAATACAGCGAATCCATTAGGAGCATTGGGCTCATGGAAAACGGTGCCGTGCTGGAGATGTTTGCAAGTACCACAAGTGGCACATGGACGCTATTAGTAACAGGACCGGACGGCGTAACATGCCTCATTGCCAGCGGCGTTTCGTTTGAGGGGTTTTTGCCGCCGCCGGAGGGAATTGACGGATAGCGGGGGCGAAGCCGGTGCCAACGCCGCCGCTCTCGAACGAGAAGATGCAGGAGGCCATTGATGCTGCGAGCATCTACGGGTCACAGAAAGATGCGGCTCAGGCAATCGGCATTCCGCATGGCACATTCCGAAACCGATACCAAGCTGCAAAAAGGGCGGGCTTGCACTTGTCCAGCGGCGCACAGAAGGCCATGAATAATGCGGGGCTAAACGGCGTTGAGGCCAAGGGCGGGTGGATACACAATTACGACTCGGAAACGGGCAACAAGACCGGCACAACGCGATGGACCGCGCCGGTTGAAACATCGGAGGATGTTCTTGGTCGAATGCGCGAGGCGTTCGAGGGTATGACGCCACTAGCGCCGGTATTGCGTCCTGAGGGCACAGTTGCAGATCTGTGCAACGTGCTGCCCCTATTCGATGTGCATTGGGGCATGGCTGCATGGGGCGAGGAAACGGGCGGGCAAGATTATAACCTGACACTTGCGCGGGATGATCTTATGCGAGGCATGGAAAAGGTTTTATCCCGAGCAGCGCACGCTGACACTTGCGTTCTGTTGCTGGGCGGGGACTTCCTCCACGCTGATGACGACAAGGCGCAGACCCCGGGGAGCAAGCATCCGCTGGACGTTTCCGCGCGCATGTATAAGGCGCTTGATACCGGGATTGCTATAATCAAGTATGCAGTCACGCGCGCGCTTGAGCATCACGACCGGGTTTTAGTGCGGGTGCTGCGAGGCAATCACGATCCCAACTCACACCGCGCGATTGCGTTTGCTCTGCGCGAATGGCTGGCAAACAACGACAGGGCTCGCATTGACATGACGCCAGCCGAGTTGTTTCAGTTCCAGTGGGGGCGCACCGCAATCTTCGGCCAGCACGGCGACAGAATGACACCCACAATGCTTGCTCTAAAGCTGGCAGACGTTTGCCCGTTTTGGACCGAATGCAGGCACCGCCATGCGTACACGGGGCACAAGCACAATCTAGCGGCCGCGCGGATTGGCGGGCTGAATTGGCAACGGCTAGAGCCTTTCGCGCCAACTGACGACTATGGTTCATCGTGGGTGAATCGGCGCGGCATGAAGCTTGACACGTACGACAAGCGGGACGGCTGGGTTGGCGGCGCTGGTGATCCGCTAGAGCGGGATTAGCGCCTCTGCCTCCTGTGGCGTGGGGGTTATGGTGATTGTCTCATGGGCGCCGGGGTATTGCTTTAGACCCTCGCAGAGTTTTGCCGCGCAGGCATTGCAGATCGGTCCCGTGCTATTGTACCCTGTTTTTTTGTTTACCCATGATATTGATATTGATTTTTCGGGGTGGTCGCAAAATGAAATAACCATTATTCTGACTCCTATGGCGTGAGGGTTAAAGCATGTTGTGCAGGTGTACGGAAGCCCCGCCAATCGTTGTTAAATCATCCCCATCTTCTGTTGATACGTTAAGCGGTGTAAGGTCCGTCCATCCGGCTCCCCCGTCAATCATTGTGGCAACCATATGCACGGCTACTTGCGGGCTTGCGGCCTCCCTCGATATAAACCTCAATGCGGCGGCCAAGTCTTTTGCGTCCATCGTTCTATCCTTTCGGGCTATGCGCCCTGTTGGGGCCTGTGCCTCCGCGATGACAGGCTGGGCGCGGGTGATCGGCCATCTCACCACCCCCTGCATCATAGCGCGGAAGGCGGCTTGGTGGTGCGCTTCGGCGGCGGCTTTGGCGGCTTGCTCTGATGGATGCCATTCGTACAGGTTGCCCCCGCAGGACCACCCCCATTCGTACAGATTGGTATTGCATGGCCCGACACTGTATTCACCGTCGGCATACACCCATCCATTACCGCAAGTCTTACTCCACACCAGCGGCTTTGGGCGGAGTATTCGGGGCAGGGCGGCGATGATGGCGTCTGCGGTTTCTAGCGCGTCCGGCCATTTGCGGTCACGGTCCAGTATCTCGATTAGCTTATCCCGCATCTTCTGTCTCCTTGGATAGGGCGCGGAGCTGAGTAGCAACAGCGTCAAAGGCAGAGGCATGGGCAAAAACCCACTCATACAAATCGTCGCTTTTGTCTTTTTCACCAATTTCGTAGCGCATTCGCATGGTCATATATTCGCGTTGTTTCATCTTTACCCATTGGGTAAAATCGTCCAGCGTGTGAACGTGGGCGTGCTGTAGCCACTTTTCCATTTCGCCATGGCCGTTTAGCATTTTGGATAAGGGGGTCATTCCCGCAGCAATCATTTTGCTATCTATGTCGTCAGCCTCCGACACGATGGGCTGCATGGCGGCTATCGCGGCGCGGGCAAACTTGTGAAACCGTGCGCGATGATCTGGGTCAAGGTCTGCAAATGCTTCTAGCGTGAGCGCATTGGTGACACTGGCAGGCACACCCGCGTCAACGGTCTCTGCGCGCCACAATGCAGCCGCCACGCGGGCGACCCGCTCTACGTCTGCCTCTGCGATGACAAGCTGGGCGCGGAGGGCGTCCCGGTCGGCGGCAAGGGACTTGGCGATTGTGTAAAGGTTATACGCCTCATCCATCATGCTATCGACGCTGAAAAACTCTATACCGCCATCGCTACCGCACGGCTTTGCGCTGATCTCGTATTCTTCCCAAGCGGCTTCCACCGCCTCTTTCGTTGTGTCTGTCATGGGGCTTCTCCATATGTGGATAGGTATGCCTCTTCGGCGCGTTTGCGGCACCACCTCAGTTCCTTCTTTGGCTTGTCCGGCCTTTGAGGTTCCCCGTCGAATATATCCCCTAGTGCGCCTCTCGCCGCCTTAACCCGCTCTTTCAGCGCCGCGATCTGCTCACGCTGGGCGATGATGTGCGCGGCGGCTTCGTCCATAAGTGCCGTCTCGCTCCCCCACGCTATGCCTTCGCCCATGTTAATCATGTTCGACGTCAATCGAAGGCGGTTAGGTAGTGTTTGTTCAGGTGTCATATCAGTGTCCTCCAAATTGTGTGGGCATCGCGCCCGCTATGATTCAAGCGCCTTAAACGCAATGGCGTGGCAAGCATCGGCGTCTTGATTTTCTGCTGCGTCCATTATTGAATTTAATGCGCGGTGCATTTTCGTCGCCGTTTCCATCATGGGATTAAAGATTATACACATCATTTCGTATTGCTGGTCTTTGGACATTCCATTCCAAAGTTCGTCAGCTTCGGCCATGTCTATAACCAGCTTCCCGTCTTTAATTCCTGTGTTCACAACTTCGTCTCCCTCAATTCGCGGCGCATCTGCACCAAATTTTCAATGTGTGTGTCGTTTTGCAGATCCGCTATCTCGTCGCGGTGGCGCGGGATGTAGATTGGGTCCTCGCGCAAGTGCTCAATGCAGTTGTCGATTTTCCGGCGCGGCGGCTTCGGGCGGCGGTAGATGCGCCATAGGGCTAAGATGCGGCGGATCATGGCTTTGTCTCTGGAGCAGGAGCCCTGTGAGGCATCCGGCCTATCATCAGGCCAAAAACGTATGGGGCTGCCCAGCTGGGCAATGGGATGTTATCAAGCACCCAAGCTGCAATTTTACTTTTCATTGGTCAGTTCCTTTGTGCGGATCATGTGGAAGGCTCCGGTGGGGTGGGCA